CCATCCGGCTCGATGCCCACGATGCGGTAAGCCACGGCCTGCACCGTGGCCGACTGCCCCACCTGCACGCCAGCCAGATCGCCGGTCGCGCAGGTGAAGATGGGCTGGGTGCCAAACACGCCCATATCGCCCGCGTTCTCGAACGCATTGTCGAATACCCCGCGCACGCTCGCCGCCCCCAGGGTGGCTGGCACCCCGAAGTCAGAAAAGAACACGCTTAGGTCTTCGGCGAACACGGCTGCACCTCACCCAGATCAGGCAACGGCGTTGGTGATCAGGTAGCCAGCGCTGGCCGATGCGATCACGGGCGATTCGGCGCGCGTCACGGGGTACACCCAGCTCTTGGTGTTGCGGTCGTAGTAGGGCTCTTCAACGACCGGATACCCGCTCAGGGTGTAGTTGTAGCCATAACTCGGTGCGCCCATGTCGGCTACGCTGGCCAGTTCGGTGTAGGCCACGACCACGTCACGGCCCCATACGTCGGTCAGCGCAGTGCCAGCGTCGTTGCTCCAAACCGCGTCACCCACGATCACGCGCTCTACGCCAAACAGCGAAGCCAGCAGCTCGGCAGTAGCCACGTCGCGCCCGGTGTACTTGATGCGATCCACAATGACCGGGTGTTGCCGCAAGCGCGCCATCACGGCAGCGCCCATCACTACCGTGTTTGGCCGGCGGCCAATGGCTGCACGAATGGCCTCTTTGGCGGTTTCGATGTTGCTGACCGGGTTGCTGACGGCCCCATAATCGCTCCATTGCGCGGTGCCAGTCAGGGTCACGCGGTTGGATGCGGCGTAGGCGGCACTAGCTCGGGCCAAGTCGGCGCACTGCTTTTCAAGACGCAAGTCCATGATGTTGGAAACTTTGCGCACAGCCATTGCGCCGTGGTCAATGCTCGGCCCGGCGTCAGCCTCTTGCATCACTTCAATCGGCACTTGGCCTTCGAGGCTGTAATCCACCAATGAGAAGTTGCCCGAGCCATACCCGAACTGCACGCGCTTGGTGTTTTCGCCTGGTGCGCGCTGGGTGCCGTAGAGCATGAAGTCTTCACGCCCGAAGGTGATGATGCGGCCACCGCGAGCGGTCACACGCACGCGCGGGAACAATGCGCTGGCCACCATGCCAGACTGCGTAATGCCTTGGGCAACGGTTGACAGGATCGGGTCGATCACCCGCGCTGCCGATGTGTTCATTTGGGTCATTTTGATTACCTCGATCAGTTGGGAATGATCAGCACTTCGATCTCGTCACCGGCGGCGGCGGCGGCATCGAGGGCTCGGCCAACGGTCACGCCTGCGGTGCGTGTGACCACGTTGCCCCCAGCGCCCACTTCCACGGCTGCGCCGGCTGCAATGGCAGCCCCAGCTACAGCCACGGCGGTGCCCAGCACCGTCACCGGCGCGCGCTGGCCTGCAGCGGTGTTTGCCACCGCGAATCCGACGGCATTGCCGGCGCCAGCAGCCACACCGCCAGTAGCAGTCACAGCTTGGCCGGCGGTCAAATTGGCGGTTGCGGTCACGCCAATGGTCAAAATTGAGATGTTCGTTGCGGCCATGATTTAGGCTCCTTGGGTGATGTGTTTGACTGAGGCCAGATAGTCGATGCCGGGGTGCGCGGCCATGTAGGCTTTGGCTTCGGCGTCGATTTCCGTCTTGGTTTTGGCGGCTTGCGGCGCGTCAACCGTGGCAGCGGGCACCATTGCCACGGGCTGCGGTGCGTCGGCGGCCAGCGCAGCAGCGGCGCTTGCGCGGCTTTGCTTTTCGGCGGCCAATACGGCCATAGCCGCTTCGCCGCCGGTGGTGTTGCCGTCGAATTTGAGCGCGGCAATAAGGGCTTCATGGCCGGGGATTGCTTGGGCTTCCACAGCTTGGATGCGGGCGCGCTCTTGCGATGCGCCCTCAGCCAAAATGGATGCCAGCAAATCCGGCGCATCCGCCGCGAGTTGTTCGCGTGTGATGGTCATGGTCTGGGTTCCTGTCTTGAGTGCGGGTCGTGGCGCAACACCGGCGCCGTGGATGCCGCTTGCGCGGCGGTTATTGAGCTGCTGCACCAACGCATCGAGAGTGGATACACCGTCCACCAGCCCGGCGTCGATTGCCTGCTGCCCGATAAAAATGCGGCCATCGGCCATGTTCTGCAGCACCGTGTCTGCGCTTACGCCTCGGTGCTTTGCTACCGCGTGCACAAACAGGCCGTAGGTGTAGTCCACTTGGTCTTGGAGGGTTTGTCGTCCCTCTTTGCTCAACGGCTCATAGCTGCTGGCCACGCGCTTGTATTTGCCGGCTGCGATCTCGGTGGTCTTTACGCCCTGCATGGCTTGGGCTTTGGATATGTCCGTGTGCGATGCCACTACGCCAATCGAACCCACAGCCGTCGTGGCGTCGGTGATATAAACGCCCGCCGATGCTGCCGAACCGATCCAATAGGCCGCGCTGGCCATCGTGCCGTTGGCAAGCGCCGCAATGGGCTTTGTGGATTCGGCCACCAGCGCGGCTAATGTGGTAGTGCCATCAACCGTGCCGCCGGGGCTGTCAATGTCCAAAATCACGCTATGCACAGCCGGATCGGCCAAGGCGGCCTTGAGGTCGCGCCCAGAAAGCTCTGTGCTCACGCCACCGCTTACCTGCGTCAGCAAATTGGCGCGCTTGGCGATCACTCCATGCAGAGGCAGCACGGCCACGCCATCGAATACCTGGTAGCCCTTGTGGTGGTTGTCCAATGGGCGGCCTAGCTTGCCCTCGATTCCGGCTAGATCGATTTTTTCACCGCGCAAGTGCGTGGCGTAGATCGATTGGATTTCCAGCAGCTTCGGCGGGTCAATCGCCCAAGGCGCGGTCAGAATGTCAAGCAGCTTCATGCTGCCTAATATGCCTAGCGTTTACAGTTTCAGATAGGGCAATTTGAGACTAGACCAGCCAACTAGTTGCTCGCAGTATTGCCATCTTGGTGCACGCTCACTTGCGGCGCTTCTACCGTGATCTGCGGCGGCGCTTGGCTTGCCAGCGCCTTGAGCCCATCGGCAACCGCCGAAATGGTGGCGTCGGTTTGGGCGCGCGCTTTGGCCGCTTCGACGGATTTCTGCTGCTGCCCTTCGGCAGTGGTTGGGGTGCCGGGCGGCAGCACGTAAATGCCGTCGCGCTTCTCGGCGTTGATCTCCTTGGCGCGCTGCGCGTGCTTGGGCTCCCAATCCACACCATCAAAAGCAATCGACTCGGCTTGCTTGGTGCTGATGCCCAAATCAACCCGCATCCGCGCCGCCTCTACCTCTTTCACCGGGTCGATGCTGCCCGGCCCATCACCCGTCCAAATCGCAGAGCACCACGCGGCCTTGATCACCGGGTCTGCAAAAAACCCCGGCGCACTGATGCGCCCCGCCGCCACCTCGTCTGCAAGCCAAAGCTCAAAAACCTGTTGGCAAAAGGTTTTTGCCATAAGGTCGCGCTTGCCGCGAAATGATTTATATGCCATCAGAAGTGCAGCTCTGGCTGCGCTGTAGCTGCTTTGAAAGTGCATAACCAGCACTTCATATGGCATTTCGAGCGCCATACCGATCTGGCGCACCATTGCCTGCCAAAACGGGTCAAAGGCCGGGTTTGGCCGCCCAGGTGCAGGGCTTTCGATGCTTTCGCCGGGCATCAGATTGACCGCTTTGCCGGTGTCCATTTCGCCGCTCCAGCGCGCGGCGTTGCTCACGATGGCCGACTGCGCCTCCTCGTCGTAGATGCTCTGAAAAGCGTCCGGGTCCATCTTTACGAAGGTGGTCAATGCGCTGCTCACTACGGCTGCATTAAGCTCGGCGTCGCTCCAGCGGCTCAACTGCTTGAGCGGTTCCAGAATCGGCGCTATCCATGGCACCCCGCGCACTTGCCCTGGGCGCAGCGGCTTGAAAATGTGCAGCACGTTTCGCCGGCCCGTCACGTTGCCCCGGTACTTTGCCCGCGTCCATTGGTTTTGCGTGGTGGCCATCGTGTAGCCAGGGTGGTAGTGCGCCACGTGGCAGGCAATGGCTTCGCCGGTGTTCTCGTTGATTTCTACACCATCCACCATGCGCTCGGTGTCGGGCTGCTTGTACGGGTTGCATACTCGATCTGCCTCGATCAACTGCAGAGCCAGCCTGGGCTCGCCGTTGCGTGTGGGCGTCGGCGTCAAAACAAAGCAGTCTCCGCTTTCCAAAAATGACCGAAACGCTAATTCTTGCAACCCGTAAAAGTCGAGCTGCCGCGCTACGTCGCAGTCTGTGCTACCGGCCCATGCGCCAAAGCGTCGCCGGGTGTCGGCCTGCCACTGCGCGGCTTTTTCGAGCGTCAGCCCGAGAAACTTGGCGTCAATCGAGGGACTGTACGATAGCCCGGTGCCGATTGTGTGACTGATTACTGTGTTGAGCGCGCCAACCGCCACCGGGGCGTTGCGCATTTGGTCGCGGCTGCGGGCGCGCAGCCTAGGCAAGTCGCGTATGGTGTCGGCGTTGGCGCTGCCGGCCAGCGGCTGCCAGCGACTGAGCTGCGCCACGTCAACCCTCGCGCCCACGTACCCGCCAGACAGCGCCATCTGTGTACGCGCCGCGTGGCGTTGCAAAGCCGCACGCGGGGCAATCCATGCAATGGCCTTGTCAAGCAAGGTTGCAGATACGATAGGGGGCTGGGTAGTGGCCATGTGCTTGTGTGGTTTGCTCAGCGCACGCGCACGGTGATCGCTCGGCCCCGGCCTTGCGCCAGCGCGCTCAAGCGCAAAGCCCGCTCGTGCCAGATTTTGATGCCGGACTGAATGTGATCCAAGTCTGCTCGCGTGAGGGTGCGCCCAGCGATCTGGTAAGACTGGCCTTGCAAAACGGCCAGCTCTGCTGCCAAATAGGCTTGCAACTGCTCTTGCGCTTGAATGTGCGTGATTCCTGCCATTTGTGCTTGCCTTTGTGGTCAGTTTGCACTATGCCGCGCAATTTTGGTTTCAGATAGGGCAATTTGAGACTTTAGCCGAAGCGCCCGCCTGGGGCTTTCATGAGCCGGTAAAGCGTCGAGCGGCTGATTTTGTGCCTGCGCGTGATTTCGTCGTTGTCTAGGCTGCTTAAGCCGTCGCGGTACACCGCCTCGCGCTCGGCTGGAGTCAGCCGCTTGGCCCCTTTGGGCAGGTAGTAGCGCCTACCGCCGTACTGCGCCTTGATCTGGCGCTCTATGCGCGCCACCACGTCGAGCTGCACGCCGGGTATGGCCACCGCCACCAGCTTGAGCGTGTGCGCCACCAGGTCTAAATCGTCGTCTGGCGGCGCATCCATCAAGAAAACCTCCGCACGCCGCTAAGTTTGATACGCCCGCCCTCTACCCGTGCGCCATTGGGCGCTGGTGCTGGCGGCTCGTCGGCTGGCTGCGGTGCTGCAAGGGTCTGCGCGCTGGCTTGGGCCTCGTGGCGCACCGATAAACGCTCTTCGAGCGCGTCCCAATCGCTGCGTGTGTACCTGTGCAGCCGCAGCTCTGAGTGGTGCGCGGCTGCGAAGGCGTAAACCCACGTGTCAAGCGGTTCGTTTCGTGCGCCGCGCCGGTTTTCGAAGCGGTTTTTGCTTGGGTTGTAGATTTCGCCCACCAACCCAGTGAAAAACTCCATGGGAAGCTGGTCGCTAAAGTGCGTCAGCCGATCTTCGGCGGGTTTGCTGGCGTCCGCGCTCAATCGGCTGTAGAGCCAGTGCTTGGTGCCCACCGTGCCCACGTGGTAGATCATCACGCCGCGCTTGTCGCTGCGCCCTTTCCAATCCACGTCAACCATCTTGCCTTTGCTGAGCACCGGCGCGTTGTTGGATGTTGCGCCAAAGATCGCCATGGGACGCCTGACCCGGCGCTCGCGCACAAATGCTTTGACAGCCTCAGTCCTGTGGCCGCCTGCATCTTGTGCCATGGCCTCTACCCGCAAAGTGCCGCCGCCCTCGCGCTCAATCGGCTGGTTGAGTAGGTCAGCCAGAGCCACCCACACCGCATCGTCTGCCGGGTCGCCCATCAACTCCACGTAGTCCAGCGTCCAGCATGCCATGCTGCGGCCCCAGCCCACGATGTGCACGGCAAGCCGGTTGTCTTGCGTATCCACGCCCGCCGTGACAGACAGCGCCCCAGCTGGTGCCACCCGCAGCGCATAGGGCTCGGCCCTGTCGGCAATCGAGTTGTGCCGCACCGCACGCGTGACTGCATCTTCCCAAGGCTCGGCCAATCTGTCATTTATGAAAGTTTTGAGCCTTGCGGGGTCATTTTGAGCCTCTTTCCACATTTCGGCTAAGTCAGCCCAGCGTGGCCCAAGCCCTATCTGATAATAAAGGCAGTTCAAATGATAGCCGCGCATTTTTGCACCCGGCACACTTGGCCGCCACTCGCCGTCCTTGATCATGGCGGTTTTGTGCCGCTCTTCAATGCTGGTGCCGCACTCTTGGCACACGTACCAAGCGTGGCTTGCGTCAGCGTTCCACTTCAGGCCCTCCCATTGCAGGTGCTGCATGTGGCCGCAGTGCGGGCATGGCACGTAATAGCGCCGTTGATCGCTCTTGTTCCAAAGCGCCTCGATGCGGCTTGTGCCCTTGATCTGTGGCGTGCTGATGTAGAGCCGCTTGTAGGTGCTCGGGAAAGCCGACGTCCGGTTGTTGAGCATGTCGAGCGGGTCGTCGCCGCCGCTCAGGTTGTTGGCAAACTCATCCACCTCGTCCACAATCAGCGTGCGCACGCTGGTCGACTTGAGCCTTGACGGGCTGCCAGCGTGCTCGATGTAGAGTTGGCCGCCTGCAAAGTCCTTGAAAGTGCGGGTATTCGACGAATCGCGCGTGGCAATGCTGGTCAACGACCGCTTCATGGCCGGCGTTTCCTCGATGGTGGGCGTGAGTTTTTGCGCAACCCATTTGTTCATGCTCACTTCGCCCGGCAGGCACACCATAACGGGGCCGGGATCGTGATCCATGCAGTAGCCCAGCGAGTTGATAGCGACCTCGGTCTTGCCAAGCTGCACCGGGTACATGAGCACCACGTCGCGCACCCCGCTGCGCGCACTCATGCAGTCCATCGGCTCGCGCAGTGGCGGGTTGTTGCTGGTGCGCCACTTGCCAGACTGCGCACTGCCCTTGCTTGACAGCCGGCGCTCTAGGTCTGCCCACTCTGATACGGTCAAGGGCTTGCGTGGCGCAATCGATCGAGCCATGGCCGCAAACAAGCCCGGCCCGGCCCCTGGCAGTTGCTTGCTTTCGAGCGTCATTTTTTGGCCAGCTTTGAAAAGTAGGCCGCCGCCGATTCGAGCGTCTGCGACAGCGCATCCTGCAGCAAAATCCGCACCTGCAGCTCGTCGTCGTGGCCCACCAGTGATGGCGCAAGACTGGTGGCCAAGTTTTCTAGCCGTATCCGTAGCTCGGTCATGGCCGCCGCCGCCAGCCCCTCTACCTCTTTGGCGTCGCGCAGTTCGCCAATCGCCACTTCATAGGCGCGCTTGGCCTCCAGCGCTAGGAATTTCTCACGAATCGCCCTTGCCTCTTGGTAGCCTACGCTGGCGTCGGCTACGTCGAGGTCTGGCGGCTCAAAGGTTTCGACCGGCAGCCCAGTCGCTGCTGCCTTGGCCTCTGCCTTTGCCCTGCGCGTGGCCGCGTGCTTTTTGTCCAGCCCTTTCGTGACTGGGTTCATGGTCTTTTTGTATCGCTCCATGCTCTCTTTGTAGAGCACGCGCTTGCCATCTGGAGCCATCACCAGCCGCTCATCCCTGCACAGCTTGTACCCATAGGTGGCTGAGAATCCCAGCCGCGTCGCAAACTCGCGCGCCGTGATGATGTTGTCGTCGCCTTGCATTGCGTCACCGTGCCGTAGCAACAGCCCGCCGAATCGCGGCATCAAGGTTTGCTTCAAATCTCTGGCGCACTATGGGCTGCGCGATGGCTTCCATGTCGAGCCTGCGCCGGTATCTTGCCGGCGTGTCCTCATACCCGTCATCGTGTTTGAGGACACGCCGGCAAGATAC